ATGAACCGCGTACTGTGCGTGGTCATCATTGCCCTGCTGGTGGCCTGTGGTGCGCTTAGTCTGGGGCTGAATCATTACCGTGATAACGCCATAACCTACAAAGAGCAGCGCGATAAAAAAGTCAGTGAGCTGGAGCTGGCAAATGCAACCATTACTGATATGCAGCAGCGCCAGCGTGATGTTGCTGCACTTGATGCCAGATACTCGAGGGAATTAGCCGATGCGAGAGCTGAAAATGAAACTCTGCGCGCTGATGTTGCCGCTGGTCGTAAGCGCCTGCGGATCAACGCCAACTGTCCAGGCTCCTTGCGTAAAGCCCCCATCACCTCCGGCGTGGATAATGCAACCGGTCCCCGACTGGCAGAAGCCGCTGAACGGGATTATTTCATCCTCAGAGAACGGCTGATGGCAATGCAGAAGCAACTGGAAGGAGCACAGGAATATATCCGTACCCAGTGTATACCGTGATGTTTTGTTACGAAGGTGTTACTGGTAACGTTAAGGTAATTTAACAAAGAGTCAGTTCCGGACTTTATAGTGTGCTCAGTTCATGGCCAAAAACGATTTCTGTGATAAATATTTTGAATATTATTTACAGGTAAATGGAGTGGGGCGCATGGATAGAAATATTACAATAGAGTATGAAGTATATGCCCGTATTGTATGGGCAGAGAAGGCAAAAACATGGTAATTCCGTGTGTTGCCATGATACCTGATTGGCAGAATTGTTGTTTGGTTTTGAGTATATAGTCAGCGTCTTTTGTTCGGTAATTGCTCTTTCAATTAAAATGCCAGATATGATTTGCTTTTCTTTGTTGTTTAGTTTTTTTTGTATATTATTTTTATTGTTTTTATATAATTAGTTTTTTATTGTTGTCTTATTAAGGACGGTTAATTCAGGATGGCAGTCTGTAGATAAACGGAGGTTACTTATGCTACATGATCACCTGGCAGAATGTCTGGAGAAAAAAGGACTGTACCGGAGAGCAGCTGAACGATGGGCAAAAGTGATGGTACAGCTAAGTGATGACCAGAAAAGAAAAGTGGCGGCACAGAAACGAGCAGAGTGTTTGCGTAAGGCGCGCCGGACTCCGGTTTCACCGGTGAACCTGACCGAAATAAAACAAGCGGTCAACCGACTACATTCTGAGTTGGGAATGGGATTTGAAGAGCGGCGGGTATTCCGACGATATAAAGGGACAGGAGAACAGAATACGTCCGGAAACGCGCGGTCAAAAAAATGCTAAAAAATATCTGAGAGAGTTATTGCCTGTTACCATAAGAAAAAGCGACTTTAGTGGTCGCTTTTTGTGTCATATATAAGTCGTTTAAGTAAACCTGTCTGAACAGGTGCTCTGGTCGTGTTTGTCTTTGTTGGGTACAAATTGAGAATATTTTTCATTAATTAATCTTCTTCTGCAGGCTTCAATAACCCACGCTGAAAAATTTCCTGAACCTTTCAGATCAAGAGCGATGTTAATTTGTTCAATCATCTGGTTTGGAAATCGGATGTTGCGGGTTGTTGTTCTGCGGGTTCTGTTCTTTGATGACATAATGTTGCCCCATATTCAGTGTTGCTGATTTGTATTATCTGAAGTTGCTTTTACGTTAATTTGATGCAGATCAATTAATACGATACCTGCGTCATAATTGATTATTTGACGTGGTTTGATGGCGTAGATGCACGTTGTGACATGTAGATGATAATTATTATCATTTTACGGGTCCTTTCCGGCGATCCGACAGGTTACGGGGCGGCGACCTCGCGGGTTTTCGCTATTTATGAGATTTTTTGAGGGGGAGTTGTTGTTTAATTGTTTGGCATATCTAATTGATAAGTAAGGTGAAAATAAAATAAATACAACAACCTTACGATGTGTTTTGATGTCGTCAATGCGAAAAATGTCAATGATATCAAATGGTTTTGTAAAAACACATGGTTGTTGTATCGCTTTTTATCGATGGCTTATGGAGAGGAGATGGCCTTTTTATTGAATAAAAGTGATATGGCCTCCTCCATCGGTATATCTGTTCAGGCATTTGATAAATGGGGCGTTCCTCCTGTTGAGCGTCGGGGGAGGGAAGTTTTTTATGACGTTAAAACTGTACTGGAGATAGATCGCGAGCGGCGACAACACAATCAGAGAATACCTGATGACGAGGGCGATCTGGAGGAAAGGCTGCTTCGGGCCAGAGCTGAACTGACAGAAGAACAGGCCGTAGCTCAAAAACTTAAAAATCAGGTAACCGAAGGTAAGCTTATTGACGCCGGATTCTGTATTTTTGCCCTCAGTAAGCTGGCAATGGCGTTATCCAGTACGCTTGATTCCATCCCTTTATCCATGCAGCGACAGTTTCCTGATTTAACACCGCGCCATCTTGACCATCTGAAAACCCTTATTGCTAAGGGGGCAAATCAGTGTGCGCGGGCAGGGGATAAATTACCGGATTTACTTGATGAATATATCAGAGCAACAACTGAATAATATGATGAGCGCTGTCACAACTGCATTACAGCCCCTGATAAGGGCATTGCCGGTGACGCCAGTTGAATGGGCTGATCAAAATTATTATCTGCCTAAAGAATCTTCATATGGTGAGGGCGAATGGAAAACGCTGCCATTCCAGATCGCCATCATGAACAGCATGGGGAATGATCAGATCCGCACTGTTAATCTGATTAAATCTGCCCGTGTTGGCTATACAAAGATGTTGCTGGGGGTGGTCGGGTATTTTATTGAGCATAAATCCCGAAACAGTCTGCTTTTTCAGCCCACGGATTCTGCCGCTGAAGATTTTATGAAGTCTCACGTGGAGGCGACGATTCGGAACGTGCCATGCCTGAAAGACCTTTCCCCATGGCTGGGTCGTAAACATCGTGACAATACTCTCACGCTGAAACGCTTTTCATCGGGCGTCGGTTTCTGGTGCCTGGGCGGCGCTGCCGCCAAAAACTACCGTGAAAAATCCGTGGACGTGGTCTGCTATGACGAACTTTCCTCGTTCGAGCCGGATGTCGAAAAAGAGGGCTCGCCAACCCTGCTGGGGGATAAGCGTATTGAGGGGTCGGTGTGGCCAAAATCCATTCGCGGCTCGACGCCTAAAATCAAAGGCACCTGCCAGATCGAAAAAGCCGCTAACGAGTCGGCGCATTTTATGCGTTTTTATGTGCCCTGCCCGCACTGTGGGGAGGAGCAGTATCTGAAATTTGGCGATGAGTCCACGCCTTTTGGGCTTAAATGGGAGAAGGACAGCCCTGAAAGTGTTTTCTACCTCTGTGAACATCATGGCTGCGTGATCCATCAGTCTGAACTGGACCAGAGCAACGGGCGGTGGATCTGTGAAAACACAGGCATGTGGACCCGTGACGGTCTGACGTTTTTCAGCGCCCGGGGTGATGAAATTCCGCCGCCGCGCTCCATCACGTTCCATATCTGGACGGCGTACAGTCCGTTCACCACCTGGGTACAGATTGTCTATGACTGGCTGGATGCACTGAAAGATCCCAACGGCCTGAAAACCTTTGTGAACACCACGCTGGGCGAGACCTGGGAAGAGGCCGTGGGCGAAAAACTCGATCACCAGGTACTGATGGATAAGGTGGTGCGTTACACGGCGGCGGTGCCTGCCCGGGTGGTTTATCTGACGGCGGGCATTGACTCGCAGCGAAACCGTTTTGAGATGTATGTCTGGGGATGGGCTCCGGGAGAGGAAGCCTTCCTGGTGGATAAAATCATCATTATGGGGCGTCCTGATGAGGAAGAGACGCTGTTACGTGTGGATGCGGCGATCAACAAAAAATACCGCCATGCGGATGGCACCGAAATGACTATTTCCCGTGTCTGCTGGGACACCGGGGGGATCGATGGTGAAATTGTTTATCAGAGATCAAAAAAACACGGTGTTTTCCGGGTGCTGCCGGTAAAAGGCGCATCTGTCTATGGCAAGCCGGTGATCACCATGCCAAAAACCCGCAATCAGCGGGGCGTGTATCTGTGTGAAGTGGGAACGGACACCGCAAAAGAAATTCTCTATGCCCGTATGAAAGCCGATCCCACGCCTGCGGATGAAGCCACGTCGTATGCCATCCGTTTTCCTGATGATCCGGAGATTTTTTCGCAGACAGAGGCGCAGCAACTGGTCGCGGAAGAGCTTGTGGAGAAGTGGGAAAAAGGAAAGATGCGTCTGCTGTGGGATAACAAAAAGCGGCGTAACGAAGCGCTGGACTGCCTGGTGTATGCCTACGCGGCATTACGTGTGTCCGTGCAACGCTGGCAGCTTGATCTGGCTGTACTGGCAAAATCCCGGGAAGAAGAGACGACCCGGCCAACCCTTAAAGAACTGGCAGCGAAGCTGTCCGGAGGAGTGAATGGTTACAGTCGCTGAACTGCAGGCGCTGCGTCAGGCGCGCCTTGATTTATTAACCGGTAAACGGGTGGTGTCTGTCCAGAAAGATGGTCGCAGAATTGAATATACGGCGGCTTCTCTGGATGAGCTTAACCGGGCGATCAATGATGCGGAGTCGGTACTGGGGACAACCCGGCGTCGCCGTCGTCCGCTGGGAGTGAGGTTATGAAACGAACGCCTGTCCTGATTGATGTGAACGGCGTTCCGCTTCGTGAGAGTCTCAGCTACAACGGGGGCGGTGCAGGATTTGGCGGGCAAATGGCGGAGTGGTTGCCACCGGCGCAGAGTGCCGATGCGGCCCTGCTACCCGCGTTGCGTCTGGGGAATGCCCGGGCAGATGATCTGGTGCGCAATAACGGAATAGCGGCTAATGCGGTGGCTCTGCATAAGGATCACATTGTCGGGCATATGTTTCTGATCAGCTACCGTCCGAACTGGCGCTGGCTGGGGATGCGGGAGACCGCAGCAAAAAGCTTTGTCGATGAGGTGGAGGCGGCCTGGTCGGAATACGCCGAAGGGATGTCTGGCGAGATCGACGTGGAAGGAAAACGCACGTTCACGGAATTTATCCGTGAAGGTGTGGGCGTTCATGCGTTTAACGGCGAAATCTTTGTGCAGCCGGTCTGGGATACGGAAACCACGCAGTTATTCCGTACGCGTTTTAAAGCCGTGAGTCCGAAACGGGTGGACACGCCTGGACACGGTATGGGGAACCGTTTTCTGCGGGCCGGTGTGGAGGTCGATCGATATGGCCGTGCCGTCGCGTACCATATTTGTGAGGATGATTTTCCGTTCTCTGGTAGTGGACGATGGGAACGGATCCCGCGTGAACTTCCCACCGGGCGTCCGGCTATGCTGCATATTTTCGAGCCGGTGGAGGACGGGCAGACCCGTGGGGCTAATCAGTTTTACAGCGTCATGGAACGGCTGAAGATGCTCGATTCCCTGCAGGCAACACAGCTTCAGTCGGCCATAGTGAAGGCGATGTATGCAGCGACGATTGAAAGTGAACTTGATACCGAAAAGGCCTTTGAATATATCGCCGGCGCGCCACAGGAGCAGAAGGATAATCCGCTTATTAATATTCTGGAGAAGTTCTCCAGCTGGTATGACACGAATCACGTGACGCTGGGCGGTGTCAAAATTCCGCACCTTTTCCCTGGTGATGATCTGAAACTGCAGACAGCGCAGGATTCAGACAATGGATTTTCGGCGCTTGAACAGGCGCTGCTGCGGTATATCGCCGCCGGTCTTGGCGTTTCCTACGAACAGTTGTCCCGTGATTACTCGAAGGTCAGTTACTCAAGTGCCCGCGCCTCCGCCAATGAGTCGTGGCGCTATTTTATGGGGCGGCGAAAATTTATTGCGGCCCGACTGGCCACGCAGATGTTTTCCTGCTGGCTGGAAGAGGCACTTCTTCGGGGGATTATTCGTCCGCCACGGGCACGTTTTGATTTTTATCAGGCGCGATCAGCCTGGTCACGGGCAGAGTGGATTGGTGCCGGAAGAATGGCCATTGACGGGCTCAAGGAAGTCCAGGAATCAGTGATGCGCATTGAGGCCGGACTGAGCACGTATGAGAAAGAGCTGGCGCTGATGGGCGAGGATTATCAGGACATTTTCCGCCAGCAGGTCAGGGAATCTGCAGAGCGGGAAAAAGCCGGACTCTCACGCCCGGTGTGGATAGCGCAGGCGTATCAGCAGCAGATAGCGGAGAGTCGCAGGCCGGAAGAGGAGACAACACCACGTGAGACGTAATCTTTCACACATTATTGCCGCAGCATTCAATGAACCGCTGCTTCTGGAGCCCGCCTATGCGCGGGTTTTCTTTTGCGCGCTCGGGCGCGAGATGGGGGCAGCAAGTCTTTCGGTACCACAACAACAGGTACAGCTTGATGCTCCCGGAATGCTGGCTGAAACGGACGAGTACATGGCCGGAGGTAAACGACCGGCCCGTGTTTACCGGGTGGTGAACGGTATTGCTGTACTGCCGGTGACCGGCACGCTGGTGCACCGGCTGGGCGGTATGCGGCCATTTTCCGGAATGACAGGCTATGACGGCATTGTCGCCTGTCTTCAGCAGGCAATGGCAGATAGCCAGGTGCGGGGCGTACTGCTGGACATTGACAGTCCGGGCGGGCAGGCCGCCGGCGCGTTTGACTGCGCTGACATGATTTACCGCCTCCGTCAGCAGAAGCCGGTCTGGGCACTGTGCAATGACACGGCCTGTTCTGCAGCCATGCTGCTGGCGTCGGCCTGCTCCCGACGGCTGGTTACCCAGACATCCCGTATCGGCTCCATTGGCGTGATGATGAGCCATGTCAGCTATGCCGGTCATCTGGCGCAGGCCGGGGTGGATATCACGCTGATTTATGCCGGGGCGCACAAGGTGGATGGCAATCAGTTTGAAGCCTTACCGGCAGAGGTGCGTCAGGACATGCAGCAGCGGGTTGATGCGGCGCACCGGATGTTTGCCGAAAAAGTGGCGATGTATACGGGGCTGTCTGTGGAAGCTGTCACGGGGACAGAGGCTGCCGTTTTTGAAGGTCAGTCCGCTATTAAGGCCGGACTGGCGGATGAATTAATCAATGCGTCGGATGCCATCAGCGTGATGGCTGCGGCGCTGAACACTCATGATACAGGAGGCACTATGCCGCAATTAACTGCAACGGAAGCTGCCGCGCAGGAGAACCAGCGAGTGATGGGGATCCTGACGTGTCAGGAAGCGAAAGGACGTGAACAGCTTGCCACGATGCTGGCAGGACAACAGGGCATGAGCATTGAACAGGCCCGGGCTATTCTGGCCGCGGCGGCACCGCAGCAGCCGGTGGCATCCGCGCAGAGTGAAGCCGATCGCATTATGGCGTGTGAAGAAGCGAAAGGTCGTGAACAACTGGCGGCAACGCTGGCGGCGATGCCGGAGATGACGGTGGAAAAAGCCCGCCCGATCCTGGCTGCCTCACCGCAGGCGAATGCCGGGCCCTCACTTCGTGATCAGATCATGGCCCTGGATGAGGCAAAAGGGGCAGAAGCGCAGGCTGAAAAACTGGCGGCCTGCCCGGGAATGACCGTGGAGAACGCCCGGGCTGTGCTGGCTGCGGGATCAGGTAAGGCCGAACCGGTCTCTGCATCCACAACCGCCCTGTTTGAACATTTCATGGCGAATCATTCACCGGCAGCGGTGCGGGGTGGCGTGTCACAGACGTCAGCAGACGGTGATGCGGACGTGAAAATGCTCATGGCCATGCCATGAAGTCAGTGCTGACCATCAATATGAGGTTTTAACAAAATGGTGACGAAAACCATCACTGAACAGCGTGCGGAAGTACGTATTTTTGCTGGTAATGATCCGGCTCATACCGCCACAGGCAGCAGCGGGATTTCTTCTGCAACACCGGCTCTGACGCCCCTGATGCTGGATGAAGCCACCGGGAAACTGGTGGTCTGGGATGGACAGAAAGCCGGTAGTGCGGTTGGCATACTGGTACTGCCGCTTGAAGGCACAGAGACGGTGCTGACCTATTACAAGTCGGGGACCTTTGCGACGGAGGCAATCCGCTGGCCTGACAGTGTGGATGAACACAAAAAGGCAAATGCCTTTGCCGGCACAGCCCTGAGTCACGCGGCTCTGCCGTAACACGTTATCAGGCCACCATGGTGGCCTGACTGATTTCTGAATGAAAGGAACTGATTTATGGGATTGTTTACGACCCGCCAGTTACTCGGTTATACCGAACAAAAAGTGAAATTTCGTGCGCTGTTTCTGGAGCTGTTTTTCCGCCGTACGGTGAATTTCCACACCGAAGAGGTGATGCTGGACAAAATTACCGGAAAAACGCCGGTGGCGGCCTATGTCTCCCCGATCGTTGAAGGAAAAGTGCTGCGCCATCGTGGTGGTGAAACCCGCGTGTTGCGTCCGGGCTACGTCAAGCCGAAACACGAATTTAATTACCAGCAGGCGGTTGAGCGCCTTCCTGGTGAAGATCCGGCTCAGCTGAACGACCCGGCCTACCGTCGTCTGCGTATCATTACCGATAACCTCAAACAGGAAGAGCACGCCATTGTCCAGGTGGAAGAAATGCAGGCGGTGAATGCCGTGCTGTATGGCAAATACACCATGGAAGGGGATCAGTTTGATACTGTCGAGGTGGATTTCGGGCGCTCTGAAGGAAATAACATTGAGCAGGCTGACGGTAAAAAATGGTCTGAGCAGGACCGTGATACGTTTGATCCGACGCATGATATTGACCTCTACTGCGATCAGGCCAGCGGCCTTGTGAATATCGCCATTATGGACGGTACGGTCTGGCGTCTGCTGAATGGCTTTAAGCTGTTCCGCGAAAAACTGGATACCCGTCGCGGCTCAAATTCACAACTCGAAACGGCAGTGAAAGATCTGGGCGCAGTGGTGTCCTTCAAGGGGTATTACGGCGATCTGGCCATTGTGGTGGCGAAAACGTCTTATGTGGCAGAGGACGGTACCGAAAAACGTTATCTGCCGGAGGGCATGCTGGTGCTGGGGAATACGGCGGCAGAGGGGATTCGTTGCTATGGTGCCATTAAGGATGCACAGGCGTTGTCTGAAGGAGTGGTGGCTTCTTCCCGTTACCCGAAACACTGGCTGACCGTGGGCGATCCGTCCTGTGAATTCACCATGACGCAGTCCGCTCCGCTGATGGTGCTGCCGGATCCGGATGAGTTTGTGGTGGTACAGGTGAAATAATCCGTGAGCGGGGGCGAAATGCCCCCGTGTCTTTTTTCACAGGAGGCTGAGATGGCAACAAAAGAAGAAAATCTGAATCGTCTTCGTCAACTGGCTGGCCTGCTGGGGCGCGAGGCGGATATGTCGGGGAGTGCTGCGGATATTGCTCAACGTGTGTCTGAGTGGGAAGAGGAGCTTGCTGTTTCCCCGGAGGGCATTATGCACTCTGATGAGAGCGGGGCTGATCAAAATCACACAGACGATGGTGAGCAGTTGAACAACACGGATGCTCCGGATGATGTTAAAGCCGTCCGGGTACGGAAGTGCCTGCAAGTAATGGGGTATTGCCCGGAGACAGGTCGTCCCGTTGAGCTGGCGTTACGGGGTATGCGTGTTCTGGTGCCATCATCACTGGCAACGGCCATGATACAGCACGGAACGGCTGAATATGCGTGATTTTCAGAATGCCTTTGATGCTGCCCTCGCCGGGGTAGACAGTACGATCGTTGAAGTGATGGGGCTCTGTGCGCAGTTCACCTCGGGGGCACAGTGTGGCAGCGAAGTTCAGGGGGTTTTTGACGATCCGGAGTCGCTGGGGTTTGCCGGTGGCGGGGTCCGTATTGAAGGAAGCAGCCCGTCATTATTTGTGCGGACGGATACGGTTCGTGCCGTGCGGCGTGGTGACACGCTGACCATTAATGGTGAGATATTCTGGGTGGATCGTGTTTCTCCGGATGACGGGGGCAGCTGTTATCTCTGGCTCAACCGTGGTCAACCACCCGCAGTTAACCGGCGACGATAAACGCAGGGTGAAATTATGGCGATAAAAGGGCTTGATCAGGCGATTGACAATCTGAGCCGGGTTCGTAAAAACGCCATTCCGGCGGCTTCAGCAATGGCCATTAACCGCGTGGCCACAACGGCGATTAATCAGTCTTCATCACAGGTTGCCCGGGAGACAAAGGTTCGCCGGAAACTGGTTAAGGAACGGTCCAGACTGAAACGGGCGACGGTCAGAAATCCGAATGCCAGAATTATCGTTAACCGCGGTGATCTCCCTGTGATTAAGCTGGGGATCAGGATGCTGGGGCGTCGCCCGAACAGCATACTTAAAGCCGGTCAGCATCGGTATCAGCGGGCATTTATTCAGCGATTAAAAAATGGTCGCTGGCATGTCATGCAGCGTGTGGCCGGGAAAAACCGTTACCCCATTGATGTGGTGAAAATCCCGATGGCGGCCCCACTGAAACAGGCATTTGATGAGAATGTTGACCGTATCCGGCGTGAACGCCTGCCTAAAGAACTGGCATACGCGCTGAAACAACAACTGAGGATTGCAATAAAACGATGAAACACACTGACATTCGTGCCGCAGTGCTGGATGCACTCGAGCAGCATGAACACGGGGCGACGCTGTTTGATGGTCGCCCCGTTGTTTTTGACGAAGAGGATTTTCCTGCGATCGCGGTTTATCTGACGGATGCAGAGTATACCGGTGAAGAGCTGGATGCAGATACCTGGCGGGCCACGCTGCATATTGAGGTGTTTTTACCGGCACAGGTACCGGATTCAGAGCTTGATCAGTGGATGGAAAGCCGGATTTACCCGGCGATGACCGCGATCCCGGCACTGGCAGGACTGATTACCACGATGGTTACGCAGGGCTATGAGTATCGTCGTGATGACGATATGGCGTTATGGAGTTCTGCAGATCTGACTTATTCCATTACATACGAGATGTGAGGACGATATGGCAACACCAAATCCCCTTGAGCCGGTAAAAGGTGCCGGTACCACTCTGTGGGTTTACAACGGCAAGGGTGATGCTTATGCAAACCCGTTGTCAGACGATGACTGGCAGCGACTGGCTAAGGTGAAGGATCTGACGCCGGGCGAGATGACGGCAGAACCCTACGATGATAACTACCTGGATGATGAAGACGCGGACTGGACCGCGACCGGGCAGGGGCAGAAGTCTGCAGGAGATACCAGTTTTACGCTGGCCTGGAAACCGGGAGAAGAAGGTCAGAAAGGGCTTATAGGCTGGTTTGAAAGCGGGGATGTGCGGGCCTATAAAATCCGTTTCCCAAATGGCACGGTGGATGTGTTCCGTGGCTGGGTCAGCAGTATCGGTAAGGCCGTGACGGCGAAAGAAGTGATCACCCGCACGGTGAAAGTGACCAACGTGGGCAAACCTTCTGTAGCGGAAGAACGCAGCAAAATTACGCCGGTCACTGCGATTAAGGTGACGCCGACATCCGGTACGGTGGCAAAAGGGAAAACAACCACCCTGACGGTTTCTTTTGAGCCGGAAAGTGCAACCGACAAGACGTTCAGAGCGGTTTCCGCCGATCCGTCGAAAGCCACCATTAGTGTGAAAGATATGACAATTACGGTAAACGGCGTGGCGACAGGTAAGGTGCAGATCCCTGTGGTGAGCGGAAATGGTCAGTTCGCCGCAGTGGCTGAAGTCACCGTTACTGAAGCGGGCGCTGCAGGGTAAACGGAGGTAATACATGTTTCTGAAAACAGAACAATTTGAATATAACGGTGTGTCCGTCACGCTTTCCGAATTGTCTGCGCTGCAGCGGTTTGATTATATAAAGTTTGTTTCAGACGCAGAACAACAGGAGACAACGAAGCATGATGTCGTGCACATTAACCAGCGATATCTGGAAACGGCATCCCTGCTTGTGGCGATGTCGCTATGGCATTCCCATTCCCTCAAAGGCACTCTGGCCTCTCCGGAGACAGAGATGCAGCAGATCCGCCGTGAAGTGATGCTGGGATGGCCTGCTGATGCACTGAATCAGGCAACGAACCGGGTGCTTTATCTTTCAGGTATGCTGGATAACCGGCACGATGCCGATCCTGAACAAACCGGGAAAGCAGAAGCGACTGAGCCGGTAACATCAAAAAAGCATTCGAAGGCGAGCTGAACTTTGTCCTGAAACTGGCGCGAGAGATGGGGAGACCCGACTGGCGCGCCATGCTTGCCGGGATGACATCCACCGAATATGCCGACTGGCGACGTTTTTACTGCACGCATTATTTTCAGGATACCCAACTGGACGCTCATTTTTCCGGGCTGATGTACGCCGTACTCAGCCTGTTTTTTGGCGATCCGGATATGCATCCGGCGGATTTCAGTCTGCTTGCTCCAGCGTGTGAGGAAGAGCAGACGGAGATGCCGGACGAGGAAGAAATGCTGATGCAGAAAGCGACAGGAGTTGCCGGAGGCGTCCGGTTCGGAGGGGACGGAGGGCGCGATATTTCACCTTCTGCGGATGTGGTGGATGTCAGCGAGGATGATGTTGCATTAATGATGGCTTCAGCGGGGATTTCCGGAGGTGTGAGATATGTCCCAGCCAGCGGGTGATCTGGTTATTGATTTGAGTCTGGATGCGGCCCGGTTTGATGAACAGATGGCCCGGGTACGCCGTCATTTTTCCAGTCTGGAGGCGGATGCCAGAAAAACCGCCAGTACTGTTGAACAGGGGCTGAGCCGACAGGCGCTGGCTGCACAAAAAGCCGGGATATCAGTCGGACAGTATAAGGCTGCCATGCGCACACTGCCCGCACAGTTCACGGATATTGTCACTCAGCTTGCCGGTGGTCAGAATCCCTTCCTTATCATGCTGCAGCAGGGGGGGCAGATCAGCGATTCATTCGGTGGACCGCTCAGCCTGCTTACCCTGCTGAAGGAGGAACTTCTCGGGATCAGGGATGCCTCTGAATCATCAGAGGAGTCGCTGTCAGATACGGCAAATGCACTGGCTGAAAATGCCCGGAATGCCGGTGAGCTGGGACGATTTATGTCGGTGGCCCGTGTGGCGGCAGGTGGCGGGGTTGCCGTACTGGCCGCGCTTGCTGCCGCCGCCTGGCAGGCAGAGCAGGCTGATCGGGCCTTATTGCGTTCACTGATCCTGACCGGAGGGGCGGCTGCCACCACAACGGCAGAATTGTGGAAAATGGCCGGGGTGATCAGCGATGAAGCCGGTGGTGGTATCAGACAGGCGGCAGAAAATCTGGCCCGTCTGGCAGAAAGCGGGAAATATACCGCCGGGCAGCTACGGATCATGGGGGAAACCTCTCAGAGATGGCTGCAGACGGTGGGGGACGATGCCGGGAAGGTGGAAAAAGCCTTTGAAGGGATTGCAGCAGATCCGGTGAAGGCGCTGGCCTCCCTGAATCAGCAGTATAACTTCCTGAGCGTTTCCCAGTTACGCCATATTGATGAGCTTGAGCGCACGAAAGGTAAACAGGCTGCGGTGACGGAGGCGATGTCCCTGTTTGCGGATGTCATGAATGCACGTCTGGAGCAACTTGATAAAGCGGCCACGCCGGTGGAAAAAATCTGGGACGATGTTAAAACCTGGACTTCTGACGCATGGGCATGGATAGGTGATCATACACTGGGGGCACTCAGTCTGATCACTGACGTGGTGGCCGGAACCGTTGAACAAGTGAAGCTGCTGCTTGTGCAGGGGGATCTGGCGCTGGCTGAATTTATTCAGTCAGCCTGGGAAACGACAAAGAATGTGCCCGGCGTTGGTGCGTTGTTTGGTGAACTGGCAGAAGAGAACCGCGTATTTATTGAGAAAACAAAACGCGATGAACTGGCGCTGAGAAAATCCATTGCGGAACGGGATGCGCGTATACGCCAGGGGGAAATAGGGTACATCAACCGCTCGCGTGCAACAGGCGTCAGCAAAGGTCCAGGGCAGCAGGAAGCCGTCAGCCGTCTGGCTGAAGAGCTGACAGGTAAAAAGCATACATCACCGAAAACGCGCTCTGCCGGGGAGAGGGAAGAGGAGCAGGCAAGAGAGGCTCTGCTTGCCCTTGAAGCTGAGCTCAGGACGCTGGAAAAACACAGCGGTGCGAATGAGAAAATCAGCCGGCAGCGCCGTGATTTATGGAAGGCGGAAAGTCAGTATGCGGTCCTGAAAGAGGCTGCCACGAAACGACAGTTATCTGAGCAGGAAAAATCCCTGCTGGCGCATAAAGACGAGACGCTGGAGTACAAACGCCAGCTGGCTGAGCTGGGCGACAAGGTTGAATACCAGAAACGCCTGAATGAGCTGGCACAGCAGGCGGTGCGGTTTGAAGAGCAGCAGAGCGCGAAGCAGGCCGCCATCAGCGCAAAAGCCCGCGGTCTCACTGACCGTCAGGCGCAGCGGGAGTCTGAAGCGCAGCGTCTTCGGGACGTGTACGGTGATAATCCGGCTGCGCTGGCGAAGGCCACATCGGCACTGAAGAACACCTGGTCTGCGGAGGAGCAGCTTCGTGGAAGCTGGATGGCCGGGCTGAAGTCCGGCTGGGGGGAGTGGGCGGAAAGTGCGACGGACAGTTTTTCGCAGGTTAAAAGCGTGGCCACGCAGACCTTTGACGGTATTGCACAGAATATGGCGGCGATGCTGACCGGTGCAGAGGCAGACTGGCGGGGATTCACCCGTTCGGTGCTGTCCATGATGACAGAAATCCTGCTTAAACAGGCCATGGTGGGCATTGTCGGGCGTATCGGCAGCGCCATTGGCGGTGCTTTCGGTGGTGGTGCATCTGCTTCCTCGGGGACGGCTATTGAGGCTGCGGCGGCGAACTTCCATTTCGCGACCGGAGGATTTACGGGGACGGGCGGCAAATATGAGCCTGCGGGGATAGTTCACCGCGGGGAGTTTGTTTTCACGAAAGAGGCAACCAGCCGGATAGGTGTGGGGAATCTTTACCGTCTGATGCGCGGCTATGCGGAAGGTGGTTATGTGGGTGGTGCCGGAAGTCCGGCGCAGATGCGGCGGGCGGAAGGTATTAATTTTAATCAGAACAATCACGTGGTGATTCAGAACGACGGCACCAACGGACAGGCGGGGCCGCAGCTGATGAAGGCGGTGTATGACATGGCCCGCAAGGGGGCGCAGGATGAGCTCCGGCTGCAGTTGCGTGATGGCGGTATGTTATCAGGGAGCGGACGATGAAAACCTTTCGCTGGAAAGTGAAGCCGGATATGGAGGTGAACTCGCAGCCATCGGTGCGTGAAGTGCGTTTTGGTGATGGGTACTCACAGCGTATGGCGGCAGGGCTGAATGCTGACCTGAAAACATACCGTGTGACGCTTTCCGTGACCCGGGAGGAGGCCCGGCATCTGGAAGCGTTCCTGGCAGAGCACGGAGGCTGGAAGGCATTTTTGTGGAAGCCACCCTATGCATACCGGCAGATAAAGGTGACCTGTGCCGGGTGGTCTGCGCGGGTCGGGATGTTGCGCGTTGAGTTCAGCGCGGAGTTTAAGCAGGTGGTGAACTGATGCAGGATATTCACGAAGAAAGTCTGAACGAGTCGGTTAAATCAGAGCAGTCACCGCGGGTGGTACTCTGGGAAATCGACCTGACGGCGCAGGGCGGTGAGCGGTATTTTTTCTGCAATGAGCTGAATGAAAAAGGGGAGCCGGTGACCTGGCAGGGGCGTGAATATCAGGCGTACCCGATTGAGGGCAGCGGCTTTGAGATGAACGGAAAGGGCAGCAGTGCCCGCCCGTCGCTGACGGTGTCCAATCTGTTCGGTCTTGTCACCGGGATGGCGGAGGATTTGCAGAGCCTGGTGGGTGCCACGGTGGTCCGCCGCCGGGTGTATGCGCGTTTTCTGGATGCGGTGAATTTTGTGGCAGGCAATCCGGAAGCGGACCCGGAGCAGGAGCTGAGCGACCGCTGGGTGGTGGAGCAGATGTCAGAGCTGACGGCCATGACGGCCTCGTTTGTGCTGGCAACACCGACGGAGACGGACGGAGCGCTGTTTCCCGGTCGCATTATGCTGGCGAATACCTGTATGTGGGATTACCGGGGAGATGAATGCGGGTATAACGGTCCTGCGGTGGCGGATGAGTTCGACAACCCCACCACGGATATCCGTAAGGACAGATGCAGCAAGTGCATGCGCGGGTGTGAGATGCGCGGCATGGTGGCTAATTTTGGCGGTTTCCTTTCCATTAACAAACTTTCGCAGTAAATCCAATGACACAGACAGAATCAGCGATTCTGGCGCATGCCCGGCGGTGTGTGCCTGCGGAGTCGTGCGGCTTCGTGGTGAGAACGCCGGAGGGGGAGCGGTATATCCCTTGTGTGAATATCTCTGCAGAGCCGGAGGCGTATTTTCGTATTGCACCGGAAGACTGGCTGCGGGCAGAGATGCAGGGGGAGATTGTGGCACTGGTCCACAGTCATCCCGGTGGTCTGCCCTGGCTGAGCGAGGCCGACCGGCGGCTGCAGATAAAAAGTGCACTGTCCTGGTGGCTGGTCTGCCGGGGGGACATTCATAAATTCCGCTGTGTGCCACATCTGACAGGACGGCGCTTTGAGCACGGGGTGACGGACTGTTACACGCTGTTCCGGGATGCATACCATCTGGCGGGAATTGATATGCCGGATTTTGAGCGTGAGGATGACTGGTGGCGTAACGGTCAGAACCTTTACCTGGACAATATGGCGGTCACCGGCTTTTACCGGGTGCCCCTGTCCTCTGCACAGGCGGGCGATATCCTGCTGTGCTGCTTTGGCGCATCGGTGGCCAATCATGCCGCCATTTACTGCGGCAACGGTGAACTGCTTCACCATCTGCCTGAACAACTGAGTAAACGGGAGAGGTATTCTGAAAAATGGCAACGACGAACGCATTCTGTCTGGCGTCACCGCCACTGGCACGCATCTGCCTTCACGGGGATTTGCAACGATTTGGCCGCCGCCTCAGCCTGTACGTGAACACGGCAGCGGAAGCCATCCGTGCCCTGTCGCTGCAGATGCCGGGATTCCGCCGTCAGATGAACGAAGGCTGGTACCAGATACGTATTCGCGGTGAGGACACGGCACCGGAGGCGGTGTACGCCCGTCTTCACGAACAGCTGGGTGAGGGAACGGTCATCCACATTGTGCCGCGACTGGCCGGGGCCGGAAAGGGTGGACTGCAGATTGTGCTGGGGGCGGCAGCCATCGTGGGCTCTTTCTTCACTGCCGGGGCATCGATGGCGTTATGGGGTTCAGCCCTGGCAGCCGGTGGTTTTTCTGCCACCACGATGCTGTTTTCACTGGGTGCCAGCATGATACTGGGTGGTGTGGCACAGATGCTGGCCCCGAAGCCAAAAACACCGGAATACAGGGCAACGGATAACGGTAAACAGAACACGTACTTTTCGTCGCTGGATAACATGATTGCCCAGGGGAACCCGATGCCGGTGCCTTACGGTGAAATGCTGGTTGGCTCACGGCGAATCTCCCAGGACATCAGTACCCGTGATGAAGGCGGTGACGGGAAGGTGGTGGTTATCGGGCGGCAGGGGTAAAGCATAAAAAAATCCCGCAGTGTATGGAGGCTGCGGGAACAGAAAATGAAGATTAACCACAGGGAGTTTTGTTTTTATTGGCCCGAAAAAACTGTAACGCCCGGGAATGATATCTGCCACGGGGGCGTACAGAAAATGTGAAGAAATTCAGAAATTTTATTCCGTCATGACACAGGCACCCTCCGGGGTGCCTGTCGTTTTTGGGGCATAAACAGATTCAGACATCAGACAGGAGAGGGGGACAGAGTGGGTAAAGGTGGCGGCAAGGCGCACACGCCGGTTGAGGCAAAGGACAATCTTAAGTCCACGCAGATGATGAGCGTGATTGATGCCATTGGTGAAGGGCCGATTGAAGGTCCGGTGAAGGGGCTGCAGAGTATTCTGGTGAACAAAACCCCGCTGACGGACACGGACGGTAATCCCGTGATACACGGTGTGACTGCGGTCTGGCGTGCCGGGGAGCAGGAGCAGACACCACCGGAAGGCTTTGAGTCCTCCGGAGCTGAAACCGGACTGGGCGTGGAAGTGACGAAGGCAAAACCGGTGACGCGCACCATTACGTCCGCGAACATTGACCGCCTGCGGGTTACCTTCGGGGTGCAGTCACTGGTGGAGACCACCTCAAAGGGTGACCGTAACCCGGCATCCGTCCGCCTGCTGATTCAGTTACAGCGTAACGGTAACTGGGTGACAGAAAAGGATGTCACCATTAACGGCAAGACCACCTCGCAGTTCCTGGCGTCGGTGATTCTGGATAATCTGCCGCCCCGGCCCTTTAACATCCGGATGGTCAGGGAGACGGCGGACAGCACCACGGACCAGCTGCAGAATAAGACGCTGTGGTCGTCATACACCGAAATCATCGATGTGAAACAGTGCTACCCGAACACGGCCATTGTGGGGCTGCAGGTGGATGCGGAGCAGTTCGGCGGCCAGCAGATGACGGTGAACTACCATATCCGCGGTCGCATCATCCAGGTGCCGTCAAACTACGACCCGGAAAAACGCACTTACAGCGGTATCTGGGACGGCAGTCTGAAACCGGCATACAGCAACAACCCGGCCTGGTGTCTGTGGGACATGCTGACCCACCCGCGCTACGGGATGGGGAAACGCCTGGGGACCGCGGACGTGGACAAATGGGCGCTGTATGCCATCGGGCAGTACTGTGACCAGCGTGTCCCGGACGGCTTCGGAGGGACAGAGCCGCGGATGACCTTTAATGCGTACCTGTCACAGCAGCGTAAGGCGTGGGATGTGCTCAGTGATTTCTGCTCGGCGATGCGCTGTATGCCGGTATGGAACGGCCAGACGCTGACGTTCGTTCAGGACCGCCCGTCGGATGTGGTGTGGCCGTACACCAACTGCGATGTGGTGGTGGATGATAACGGCGTGGGGTTTCGCTACAGCTTCAGCGCCCTGAAGGACCGCCACACGGCGGTGGAGGTGAATTACACCGACCCGCAGAACGGCTGGCAGACCTCCACGGAACTGGTGGAAGACCCGGAAGCCATACTGCGCTACGGGCGCAACCTGCTGAAGATGGATGCGTTCGGCTGCACCAGTCGCGGTCAGGCCCACCGTGCCGGGCTGTGGGTGATAAAGACCGGACTGCTGGAAACGCAGACGGTGGATTTCACGCTCGGGTCACAGGGGCTGCGTCACACACCCGGTGACATTATTGAAATCTGTGATAACGACTATGCCGGGACCATGACCGGCGGACGTGTCCTGTCCATCGATGCCGCCAGCCGCACCCTGACACTGGACCGTGAGGTGACCCTGCCGGAGACAGGTGCCGCCACGGTGAACCTGATTAACGGCAGCGGTAAGCCGGTGAGCGTGGCCATCACTGCACACCCCGCGCCGGACCGGATACAGGTCAGCACCCTGCCTGATGGTGTGGAGACATACGGTGTATGGGGACTCTCCCTGCCGTCACTGCGTCGTCGCCTGTTCCGCTGTGTCTCCATCCGGGAAAACACGGACGGCACCTTTGCCATCACGGCGGTGCAGCACGTACCGGAAAAAGAAGCCATCGTGGATAACGGGGCCAGCTTTGAGCCGCAGTCAGGCACCCTGAACAGCGTTATTCCACCGGCAGTGCAGCACCTCACGGTGGAGGTGAGCGCGGCTGACGGCCAGTATCTGGCACAGGCGAAATGGGACACGCCGCGGGTGGTGAAGGGGGTGCGCTTCAGTCTGCGACTGACCAGCGGAAGCGGAGAAGGCAGCCGTCTGGTGACCACCGCCATCACCGCGGATACAGAGCATCGTTCCAGTGGTCTGCCGCTCGGGGAATACACCCTGACAGTCAGGGCAATTAACAGCTATGGCCAGCAGGGCGAACCGGCCACCACCACCTTCCGGATTAACGCGCCAGCAAAACCCGCCACCATTGAACTGACGCCGGGGTATTTTCAGATAACGGCGGTCCCGCGTCTTGCGGTGTATGACCCGACGGTACAGTTTGAGTTCTGGTTTTCGGAGACAAAAATCGCAGACACATCTCAGGTGGAAACCTCTGCCCGTTATCTGGGGACCGGCAGTCAGTGGAGTGTATCCGGCCCGCACATTAAGCCCGGGAAGGATTTCTGGTTTTACGTGCGCAGCGTCAACCTGGTGGGGAAATCTGCGTTTGTGGAAGTCAGCGGGCAGCCCAGCAATGATGGTGAAGGGTATCTGGAATTTTTCCGGGAAAAAATAGGAAAACTGCATCTGGCTCAGGGGCTGTGGGAGCTGATAGACAACAGCCAGCTTGCGGATGAGATGGCGGAGATGAAGACCACCATCACCGAAACCCGCAATGAAATCACACAGACGGTCAGTAAAACGCTGGAAGACCAGAGCGCCACCATTCAGCAGATACAGCGCGTGCAGAAGGACACAAATGATGACCTGGCTGCGCTGTACATGCTGAAGGTTCAAAAAACGAAAGACGGCATTCCCTATGTGGCCGGGATTGGTGCAGGGATTGAGGATACTGATGGCCAGCCACTGAGCAACATACTGCTGCTGGCTGACCGTATCGCGATGATAAATCCGGAGAGCGGCAACAGCACGCCGTTATTTGTGGCGCAGGGGAATCAGCTGTTCATGAACGACGTGTTCCTGAAACGACTGTTTGCGGTGAGCATCACGTCATCCGGCAATCCTCCGGCATTTTCCCTGACGCCGGACGGGCGACTGACGGCGAAAAATGCGGATATCAGTGGCAGTGTGAATGCGAACTCAGGGACGCTCAACAACGTCACGATTAATGAGAACTGTCAGATTAAGGGGAAACTGTCAGCCAACCAGATTGAAGGCGATATTGTCAAAACGGTCAGCAAGTCTTTCCCCCGCACGAGCACTTATGCCAGTGGCACCATCACGGTAAGAATCAGTGATGATCAGAAGTTTGACCGGCAGGTCATGATACCGCCAGTGTTATTCCGCGGTGGTAAGCATGAGAATTTCAACAGTAATAACCAACAGTCATACTGGTATTCAACCTGCCGGTTAAGAGTGACCCGCAATGGTCAGGAGATTTTTAATCAGTCCACGACGGATGCTCAGGGCGTATTTTCCTCAGTTATAGATATGCCTGCCGGACAGGGGACGCTGACACTGACATTCACCGTATCTTCATCAGGAGCGAATAACTGGACACCAACAACCAGTATCAGCGATCTGCTGGTTGTTGTGATGAAGAAAGCCACCGCAGGCATCAGTATCAGCTGAATTTTATAACCCATATACGGGCGCCAGAAATGGCGCCTTTTTTATTGCAGAAAAGCGAGAGGTAATTATGCGTAAACTTTATGCCGCCATTTTGTCCGCAGCCATTTGTCTGGCCGTATCCGGTGCGCCTGCATGGGCATCTGAACATCAGTCCACGCTGAGCGCGGGGTATCTTCATGTCTCGACGAACGTTCCCGGCAGCGATGAACTGAACGGGATTAACGTGAAATACCGTTATGAGTTTACGGACACACTGGGGATGGTGACGTCGTTCAGCTATGCAGGAGACAGGAATCGCCAGCTGACCCATTACAGCGATACCCGCTGGCATGAAGATTTCGTTCGTAACCGCTGGTTCAGCGTAATGGCGGGGCCGTCTGTGCGCGTGAATGAATGGTTCAGCGCGTATGCGATGGCGGGAGTGGCTTACAGCCGTGTGTCGACTTTCTCCGGGGATTATCTCCGCGTAACTGACAACAAGGGGAAAACGCACGATGTGCTGACCGGAAGTGATGACGGTCGCCACAGCAACACGTCTCTGGCGTGGGGAGCTGGCGTGCAGTTTAACCCGATCGAATCCGTGGCCATTGATATTGCTTATGAAGGCTCCGGCAGTGGCGACTGGCGCACTGACGGTTTCATCGTGGGTGTCGGTTATAAATTCTGATTAGCCAGGTAACACAGTGTTATGACAGCCCGCCGGTTCAGGCGGGCTTTTTTGTGGGGTGAATATGGCAGTAAAGATTTCAGGTGTACTGAAAGACGGCACAGGAAAACCGGTAGAGAACTGCACCATTCAACTGAAAGCCAGACGGACCAGCAGCACGGTGGTGGTGAACACGGTGGCCTCTGAAAATCCGGATGAAGCCGGTCGTTACAGCATGGACGTTGAGTACGGTCAGTACAGCGTCATTCTGTTGGTGGAAGGATTCCCGCCGTCACATGCCGGGACCATCACCGTGTATGAAGATTCCCGACCCGGTACGCTGAATGATTTTCTCGGTGCCATGACGGAGGGTGACGTCCGGCCGGAGGCACTGCGCCGTTTTGAACTGATGGTGGAAGAGGTGGCGCGTCACGCTGAGGAGGCGAAGAAGAATGCCGGAGAGGCGGAGACGTCAGCGAGGAATGCCGGCATATCAGCCAGTCAGGCAGAAGAGAGCGCTGCAAATGCTGACACTTCAGCAGGGGAGGCATCGGAGTCAGCCCGGCAGGCGGCAGAAAGTGCAGCCGCTGCAAAGCAGTCAGAGGATGCGTCCTCGTCCTCGGCTTCTGCGGCCGCTCAAAAAGCCAGTGAGTCATCACAAAGTGCAGCAGAAGCTGAATTGTCAAAAAAGACGGCAGAAAGTGCAGCCGGTAATGCAGCCAGGGATGCAACGACCGCAACAGAAAAAGCCCGGGAGTCAGCAGAAAGCGCACAGTCAGCGGAACAAAGCAGGATAGCGGCGGAAGAGGCCGTAAACCGAATCCCCACCGTGGTGGGACCTCCCGGGCCAAAGGGGGAACAGGGGCCCGCGGGTCCTCAGGGGCCGAAGGGTGATAAGGGAGAGCGCGGTGACACCGGCCCTGTCGGGGCAACCGGCGAACGGGGACCGGCAGGTGATGCTGGTCCGGCAGGCCCGCAGGGGCCGAAAGGTGACAGGGGAGAGCGGGGAGAGACCGGTCTGACGGGAAATGCAGGTCCACAGGGTCCAAAGGGAGATACCGGTGCGGCAGGCCCGGCAGGCTCGGCAGGCCCACAGGGACCGAAAGGAGAAACAGGTGCGGCTGGCCCGGTGGGGGCAACCGGACCTCAGGGACCGAAGGGCGACCCGGGGGAGACACAAATACGGTTCCGTCTGGGGCCGGGAAACATTATTGAGACAAACAGCCATGGCTGGTTCCCGGATACAGATGGCGCACTCATCACCGGACTGACCTTTCTTGACCCCAAAGATGCCACACAGGTTCAGGGGCTGTTTCGGCATTTGCAGGTCAGGTTTGGTGACGGGCCGTGGCAGGATGTTAAGGGGCTGAATGAAGTGGGCAGTGATACAGGCAGAACAGGAGAATGACATGAACATACTAAAAAAACTTATGCAGCGTCTGTGCGGGCACGGAAAGCATGATGACCGTGAACACGGGGGGTTACTTACAGCACAACTGCGACTGGGGCCGGCAGACATCCTGGAGTCCGATGAGAATGGTATTATTCCGGAGCAGGACAGGGTAATCACGCAGGTGGTGATACTGGATGCGGATAAAAAGCAGATACAGTGCGTGGTAAGACCGCTGCAAATTCTGCGTGCTGACGGGAGGTGGGAAAATATTGGCGGAATGAAATAGCCGACAGCTTCACAAAAACCGGAGTCCGGCTCCGGTTTTTTGTGTTGCAATGTCCGGGGGATATTTGTTAAGTAAATGCATTTTCATGCACTGCGGTTTTAGCTGATATATTAACAAGCCATGCAAAGGGAAATTTTACTGATATTTTTGAGCAGTATTATCCATTAGCATGGCGTTGATGTCTGTTGCTACGTGATGCCAATATATATTGCAAATCACAGAGCAGGCAGCTCATTAAACTTGGTAAGCCTTGCTACGATAAGGAAGGTTTACCATTGTGGTGTCATTAGCTCACATGTGTATGGGAGCTTTAAACGTTCCTGTTACTCGTTGGAACACCTGCCTTGCAGGGATAAAAGCTATGCTGTCCGTTATCGTCTGGGCTAGTGAATTGGTGGCACTGAAATATATAAAACCATATTAAGTATCAATATGAAAATTCCCGTTCTCCAGCCTAGTTTCAACTTTTTTGCCCCTGCTGGATACTCTGCTGCCGTTGCCCCAAATCGTGCGGACAATGCCTATGCGGATTACGTTTTGGATATAGGCAAGCAAACACCACTTTCCGCGGCAGATTTAAGCAACGTATACGAAAATGTCATTCGCGCCGTCCATGACAGCCGTAGCAGGCTCATCGATCAGCATACGGTCGATATGATTGGCAACACTGTACTTGATGCTTTGAGTCGATCACAGACCTTTCGTGATGCCGTAAGCTATGGCATTCATAATAAGGAAGTATACATTGGTAGCATTAAATACAGAAACGAATACGAACGTAACGAAGAATCCCCTGTCAAAGTTGATGATATTCAATCATTAACCTGTACCGAATTATATGAATACGATGTCGGGAAAGAACCAATTCTCCCCATTTGCGAGGCAGGAGAAAACGAGAACGAAGAGCCTTATGTCAGTTTTAGTGTTGCGCCAGATACTGATTCTTATGAGATGCCATCGTGGCAGGAAGGACTGATTCACGAGATTATTCATCATGTTACTGGGGCCAGCGATCCATCTGGAGATAGTAATATAGAGCTAGGACCCACCGAGATTCTCGCACGTCGTGTCGCTCAAGAGTTGGGATGGAGTGTTCCCGACTTCAAAGGATATGCAGAGCCAGAACGAGAAGCTCATCTTAGACTACGTAACCTGAATGCCCTTCGACAGGCTGCCATGAGGCATGAAAAGAATGAGAGGGCTTTCTTCGAAAGACTGGGTACGATCAGTGACCGATATGAGGCGAGTCCTGATTTCACAGAGTATTCCGCTGTGACTAACATAGGATACGGATTTATCCAGCAACATGATTTTCCAGGGGTGGCTATCGACGAGAATTTACAGGATGTAAATCAGATCCAACTGTATCATGGTGCTCCTTATATCTTTACATTTGGGGATGTGGACAGACACAATTAG